TGTTCCAGACGCCTCATAGCGGGTGATTACTTTTCCTGCATCACCCTCCGGATTGATCCAGACGTTCTTGACAGGATCAGTCGGAGCAGTCGTGCCAATGTACACACCGGAGTCACCGGTGTCGCCCTTCTCACCTGTCTCGCCTTTAAGCCCATGGAAGTGAAAGTCAAGACTCTTGGTTCTATCCTCACCGCTGATATCTACTTCGACAGACGGTGTTCCAATCGTGTCATCGATATCCGCAGTAGCGGCTGTTATCCTCGCATTCAAAGCGGCAGTGGCTTTAGCGTCGATCTGTTCAGCTACAGAGATAGGCAGACTCCCAAGGGGTTCGCCGTTCACGACATTCGATGTTTCAATGTAGATGGTCTGTGTTGTTGTGACCAACCGGCGAAAAACTTCCTCATTCTCAATAACCTCGCCATGCACATAGACCTCCCACATGCCAGCGGTGAGATTCAGTCCACGCTCCCCGGCAATCTTGTCGTCAATGAGATTGAAGTCAAAGACCATCCCGTTTTCGTAATCAGGGCTGGAGAAATGCGCCCACTTCTCCGCCCCCTCCCATTCGGGAGAGCGAAAGTCAAACTCCGCCGTGTTGATGTACAGATTGTCTTCTACGCCCCTCGTAGGCGTAAGCAGGTCGAGGAAGTGCCCCGACACAGCGAAACGAAATTTAGCCATTCATATACCCTCCCTTTATCGAAGTCTTCCTTCGTTTTTGTAGAAGATCTCGACAGAGATCAACTGAAAGTCCTCAGCGGCATTATTGTTCTCCAACGTAACAATGAAATGCAGGATCCTTCTACAGTGCATCCGCCTGCGGAAAACTGCAGGCGTCCTTGTACTCTGTGGTCTCGTACCCGGTACACGTTCCGCATCATACTCTTCCGCGTCTACCACCATCAGGTCTGTAGGCTCAGGATGTTCCATGTAGTCGGTCAGATACTGCATTCCCACACGGCTAAGACTGCTCGCTCCAAGCGTTACGATTACCGAGTCAACATTCTTCAGGGCATCGTGGCTCCCAAAGAACAGTGTCGGGGAACGGAAGAAACGCCTGATCGATGTTCCATAATCGTAGAACTCCTCACGAAACTTCGTCAGCCGTCCCGCTAAATCCAGATGATAGATATCCGTTGCCTCATGCGTCATTGCTATTGCTGGGATGTTCGTGAGATAGAACCACGATGGATCCTTATAGGTGGACAGCTCATAGTCCCAACACCACACGTGCCCGTTGGCGCACAGGTAGTAATACGCGCCGTCGTCACAACTGCACACGTTATCCTCCAGAACAGCCCGTTCGTCTGCAAGAAGTCCGGGACGAGAGTCATTCCCGTTTACCTTCCGGCTGATGCACACGATGTTGTTCTCGTTCGCAGAGGTCGTATCGAGGATACGATAGACGCCGCCGGTCTTGTTCGCGAATACAAGGTTGTTCTCGGCCAGCTGGATACTCCACGGCAGGTCACAACCAATAGTCGCGTTGATAGAAGCATACGGCAGGTCTATATATATTCTGTCATTTATAGTCTGCGTTCCGAGTGTTGTCTTCCCTACAGAGTTTTCCTTGAAGATTATCAGGTTGTTCTGCTGTTTCCCGAATCCGGTCACACGATCTTCTACGGAACCAGCCAGCTGTACCTGCTCGATTGGGAAGTACGACGGGTCCATCTTGATGTCGGAGTTGCCTGACCAGTAGTACGCGTTTGGTTGTTTCGGATTACCGGCCATGACAACACACAGCTCACCGGTTCCGCCGTATACAGAAACGTACCTACAGTTGTACAGGGACTCCTGAGCGTCGGCATTGATAAGCTCGTACGTAATACGTACCGTGTTGTTCGTAGCGGGGTCTGTTACGGGAGGAGCTGTCTGGAAAGTAACAGTTCCAGCCAAAGGGTTATAAGTCCAGCCGGTTGTGAGTTCTACTCCGTCTACAACTACCTTGATAACACGAGTCGCTGTCACCGGAAGCTTATAGGTACGTACACCCTGAACCGCGTTATACCACACTGTCTTCCTCGCCGACATCCGGTTCTCCGGCTGATAGAGATCACCGGAACCGTTATACGGCGACGCGTTGATCAGAATGGTCGGCTCATACGGAGTTACCTGAGAACAGGTAAACGTCCATGTGCTCCCAACAGATGTCGCCGTAATATACTTGTAGGCTCCCTGCGTTTTGTAGTAGAGCTTTCCGTCGTAGGTAAAAAAAGTGCCACGGATTTCCGGGATGCCTGTTGCGAGATCAGTCCGCTCACCAGTAAAAGCGTCAAAGCAAACCAGCGCGTCTCCGATATGCGCAAACACATAGCCGTGCCACAGACGTTCGTATGTTGCGTACCCGACAGCTTGACTCTCCTCGTTTAGGTAGAACTGCCCTCTACGGGAACGGAGCATACCGTTTCGCCATAACAGGTTTTCCATTTCTGGACTTTCGCTGCTCTTCAAACCGTAATCCGGATCCCAAAGGTTCAGCCCGCCACTCAAATTACTTAGCGCGTAGACATACTCTGTCTTCGCCTTTGGCATGCGACGCATATTGACATAGCTCATTGCTTACCACCATCCCATCGGGTCAGGGCCGTAGGCGTCACGAACCTCCGAGTCTTCAACGTAAGTCGGATTCAAAGCCAGTCGATTCAGTCTATCTTCAAACTCGTTCTTGAGCGACGCATACCTGAATGAGTCGTCGTACATAACGAGGTGAGCTGCAATGTAAAATGGGATACACTCATTCGCCTCATCCGTGTTCTTCAGCACGTAGGTGTCAGGGACATTCTCCGTAACGGGCACCGCTCTCTTCTCGTATTCGAGGAGTAGCCTGTCACCCATGCCTTTCGGCACAAGGAGCTTGTCTCCGCCCATGAGGCGGTAGTCAGTGAAGCGCTCGAACAGATGACGACCAAACCATCGTCTGTCGGACGGAAGGATCAGCCCCGGTTTCATACGCAGACAGTCATCTGGCAGGATATAGAGATCGGCACCGTTCAGTTCTTCCTTCGTCAGGTCGGACAGCTTCACGCAATCCTCAAAACGTTTGAATTGGTATAGATAGGTCTGCACTGAATTAAGCAGACCGGGGATCTGTTTGATGTAATCCGCCTGATTGTTATAAGTAGGCGGGATGGTTGCTCCAGCAAGGGACGAGGAGAAGACCAGCTGGAGTACTCTGTTCTTCAATTCACCGTATGTCATATTCTTCTCCTTTCAAAAAATAGGGGATGCCCAAAAAGGCATCCCCATTTTTTTTTGCTCTTATAGGACTTAACCTACGTAGAGCTTGCCCTCTGCGTAGGCGATCGGGTTCATCGAAGCATCAACCTCTGCGATCTTGTAGACCGTCTGCCCGGCGTCGATGGTCAGCTCCGTCTCCTTGCTGCGGAGCTCGCGGGCACCATACCAAGGAGAGCTGGAAGTGGTCACGTCGATAGGAGTACCATACGTGAGAGCAGGCAGGCTCGCCCTGTCTGTAGCGGTAATCACATACCACTTGTTCGCGGCAGCGGACTTGTCGCAGTTCATAATGAACGTGCTCTTGTCCGGGCGGGAAGCGACAGACAGAGTAGACAGATAGCCGAGACCGGCATAGCCCATGTGAACATAGATACCATCAATGGTATTGTCATGGGTGAAGCAGTCGTACAGGACACGACCTTCACACAGCCACCCGGAAACTCCCGGAGGATTGTCGTGAAGCTTGTAGTCCTCCAGCTGGAAAGCGAGGCTTGCAGATGCAGGATGAACGATCAGGAACGAAGCACCATACGGCAGACGGTTGCACTTCACGATCTTGCAGCCATCAACTTCACCGATGACGCCCTTATTGATCATTTCCTGAGACAGGTTGCCGTACCGCATGAAGGCCGGATCACGCTTCACAAAGTTCACAAACGCCGGAGTGCAGTAAGCAACTCTGCCGTTTTCCGGAACGTCCCTGTCAGACTGGTACTGCATACCGTTCAGGAACATCTCATAGGCATTGGAAGTAGTGATAGCCGTGGATGCAGTTGCACCGGCATTGATAGCGGCAGACGAGAGTACGCCGAAGCAGTGCTTATCAACCTGCGGGGTGACAACCAGCTGCTCTTCGCGCTTCAGAAGTTTGCCAGCTTCCATGATGTACTGGGACTGCTCCCAGTCACCACGGTCGATGATGAAAGAGAAGCCCTTGTCCTGAGTGACGATGCACGTCTGGAGGTTCCGGCTCAGGTCGTTGGGAACGCCGTAGCGCTGGGTTCCAGAACGCACATAGTCGTTCAGCGGGGCATAGCTCGGGGTCGCGATAACAAAGGTGTGGGCACCTTTGTACTCAGCTCTGTTCTTGAGAACCAGAGTGATCTGGGCTTCTTTGTAGAAGAAGTCCTCAAAGTATTTCATATACTTTGAAGCAAGGTTCATTCCACCAGCCATAGTAATATCCTCCTATATTTGCGGAACGCCCCTCGCGAGCATATTACCAAGAGTCGTCGAGAAATCCTTTCAGGAACGGATCATCGGCCATCTCTTTGGTCGCGCCACCTTTCAGGGCGCTGGTTACCGGAGCTCGTGATGCGGCTTCCGCGTTTTGTTTCAAAGTCTTATTCTCCTTGCGGAGTGCATCGAGTTCGGCTTTCTCCGTCTTTTTCATACTGGCCTGTTTCTTGGCAAGATAATTCTCGTACGCCTGAAGAAGGGTCGGCCCGCCCGGTCGAGCTGCATCACTCACTACCTCGTTAGGCACAGGAGACGATGGCCCAAGCTCAGGGTGCGCGCTCAAAAGCTCCTGAGTCTCTGCCGCGAAATCACGGCTCGGAACGGAACTGACCTTGACATCCGAGAGCAGTTCAGCATAGTCCTGACGGGCCATGCGCTCAGCTACTGCTGAGTGAACTCCTTCCGATATCAGTTCGTTCTTCCTCTGTTCGATGAGATTATCCACCGTGCCGCTGAAGAAATCGTCGGTGTCAGAATACTCCAACGCTTTCGCAAGCTTCTCAAGCTTGCCAACCGTGGCGCTGGCCTTCTTCGTTCTCTCCTGAGCACGGTCAAGGTTTTTGGCTTTCTGATAAAGAGTCGGAAGCTCAGACTCATCGATCTCCACATCTTCTGTCTTGTGGTCGATAGTAGCCTGAAACTTCAGTTTTCTTGGCGCTTCAGCTTCCTTCTGCGTGGTAGGCAGAGCCTCGGCTTTAGCCCCCTGCCCATCCCCGGCTACCGGCTCTGTGGTAGGAGCCTCGCCTTCGGATACCTCTTCGCTGGTTCCTTCTTCGTTAGCCTGCGCGTCCGCAGGGCCCTTCCACGTAGAGGGATCCGCGAGAACATCGTCGCCCGGTGCCCAGCCTTCCGGCAGCCAGACTTCGTCATCCTCAGTCACGTCGATTATGGCAGTTTCTTCCGGCGTAATGACGCCGTTGTCGAGATCGTACATAAGTACATTTCCTTTCATGGTGAGAAAGTATTTATATAATCCACGGTGTGTGGGTTATACCGTTAAAGTGGAGCGGCGTATTGGTCGTCACGCCGCTCCTGAAGGAGAAAGAGGTATTTACACATCGGCCCGGCAAAAGACCGAAGATGCCTAAACTTTAGAGGTCGCCGCATTTATCAAAGCCTTCTGCGCCGTCCTCGGCAGGCTATTGTACTTAGCCTGAATACTCGTAGGCAGATTACTCAACGCCTTATCAGCGTCAAGCATACCGCCCATCGCCGGAGCACCCTCCAGCTCTGCCGGGTCACGCGGCCCCTGCGGGCCCTGCTGCCCGGGGACATACACGCCCTGCTCGGTAAGAGACGCAGTGGATGCCGCCACTTCGTTACTCTTTTCCTTGAGCTTCTCGATCAGTTCCTGCTTGAGAGGAACCAGCTTATCGGGGATGCGTTCCAGATAATCGATGATGTCCAGTGTGCCGTCACGTCTCAGGTTATCGAGCGTCTGTACCATGGCGATCTCGCTGTAGTACGAGGTGGGCCCGGCGTTCACACGGACGTTAAACCACAAATTCTTGAACTGGCTGAAGTCGAAGTACTCCATCACCCGATGGGTCTCCGTACGTACCATCATCTGCCCGCTCGCCGGGTCGATCATAGGCGCACCGTCCGTACCGGTTTGAATGTCCTTCATGCTGCGGTCACGAATCAGCGGACGCTCTCCGTAATACGTACCCATCATATCCAGAAGAATCTTCCCGATGTCCTCCACCCACTCGTAGAGATTCGCACGAGGATTCTCCAGCGGGACTTCCGCCGAAGATTGCAGCACCATCAGAGCAGAAGTATTGTCCGGGCGGATATTCCCCATCTGGGCGTCCGTTGCGCCGAGACAGTCCTTCGTGTACTCCATGGCCTTGTCTATTGCCATGACGATCTGATTGCTCATATCAGCGGGCTGGATCACGTCCATTACCGTGTTAAGCGGCTGTCCGGGCTGTAGGTTATGCACCCCAATAGCCTGCCCAACCTCATTGGTAACAGCCGGGATCAGGTCTGCGTTGTATACCCGCATCGGGAATCCCTGCATCTGGAGATGCCGGAACACCATTGCAAACATCTGATTGATGAAGATCTGGTTCGGAATGATCTCAGAGACCAGAGGACGCCCGTGGTACTGGTTCTTCTGGCGCTGCCAGTTGCCCCATGCAATAGGATACCGACTCAGTCCGGTGTCAACGTCCTCGAAGATAATGCAGTTCCGAGTCGCCTTAGTGACGTGGATGGTGGTCTTCATCTCCTTGACTTCCGTCATCTTATAAACAGGCTGCCCGTCCGTATCCAGCACAGGCTTCCCCCGCACCTTCTGCACGACTGGGTCGCCATTATCGTCGAGCAGTGGAGTCATCACCGGGTTGCCTTCCTTATCCTT